CTTCACCTTTACATTTAGGACATTCCATCTTTTCGTTTTTAGGTTTCTCACCCTTTTCTTTTTTCGCAATTGCGATTGCAGCCTGTTGAGCAGGTGAAACCGCTTCAAGGACTGCACTTTCCAAACTGCCTGGTTTGGTCTTTAGATACTTACCCATTTGGTTTCTCCTGTGCGTTAAGTTTATTAATAGTTTCTTGTGCCTTTGCGATTTGCAACTGCAATTGTGCAATACGAGTTTTCTTTTTATCATCTCGCATTTGGTCTACAGCCTTCGCCGTATCTGGTTTTTGAGGTTCGCCCTCTTCTTCTTTGAGTTGAGACTTGTCAACCTTGTCACCAATACTTTGTGCAGTTTTAAGTCTTGCCATTTTTAGTGGTGCAACATCTTTGAATCTCTTTTCAAGACTTTTGCGATCCAACCTCAAATCTCTCTCATCACTGCCCATTGAATAGATTTTCATATCTGTTCCAACAAGAGCATATTTCATCTTTGGTGCTTCGTCTAGTTCAGTTTCTTCACCTAGTCCAATAGAATATGTAGTTTCACCCCCAAATTTATTCATGTCAAAATCTCTGTTAATCATCATGTCACCCTGTTTATCTGACATAGGTTTCTTGAGTTTAACAACTTTTGCCTTATTTCTACCAACTACACCTTTACCTTTACTTGGCGAATCCATTGTATGTCCACGCCGTGCCATATCTTTTGCATCTCCTTCATCAGATGCAAATCCAATAACTTTACCAAGACGGTCTATCGCAACAAATTGATACTTTACTGCTTCATCAAGCATATCACCTTCTGGTACATGAGATGAAGTCAAATACATATTGAGTTCAAACTTGTTACCCATATTGTATACTTGAACAGACCATCTTTTACCCTTTTCAGTTTCCAGAGTATATGAATTCTCTTTACCCTTTGAAGGTTTCTTAGGGCCTGTTGCAACCTTATTATCAATCTCATCTTTCTTGATTGGTTGTCCTTTGGACTTTGCAAAAGCAGTTGCGTGTTGCATTGCAGACGAAAAGTCTTTATGGAATATCTCGTAACCAGTTGCAGATTTTGATTCATCAAGTTCGACTTCTTCTTTAATACCAAGACGCTTCATGTGTTTCTTTACAACATCTCTTGCGTCACCATTTGGATTCTTTTTACCAGCAACATACAAGTCATCAAATAACTCATCATCACCAATAAGTGCATAGAGTTTGTCTGCAGCATCATCACCCTCTTTACCAAGTTTGATTGGTTTAGACATAAGTTTCTTCAACTCTGCCTTTGCCTTTGGTGAATCTGGAAGAGCCCATGTGCCTTCTTTGATGTCATCAATAGATGCACCCATATCACCGATAGCAAATGTTACCTTACCATCTCTCTTGTATAGGAACTTCTTGACTGCCTTCTCATTACCTTTAGTGACTAGAGTAATCTTTTCTACTCTACCCTTGTTTACCGTGTTTTTTGATTTCACAACATAATCAACAAAGTCTGTACCTTTACTGATTGTGGAACTAGTTTTTAGTTTAACGGTATCGCCTCTTTTTAGTTTATCAAAAACCTTGTTCAGTTTTGGATCATCCATTTTAAGTTCATCAATCGTCACACTTTCTTCTAGTGGTTGGGAAGGCCATTGAATAGGTTCTACACCTTCTACTTGTGTATCAAGGTAATCTGCCATACCATCAATTTTATCAACTGCGATTGCAACTTTATTTGTCCACCATGAGGGTAGTGAATCTTCATCATTCAGTTTACCAAGTTCCATTTCCATTTTCTGCAATGCAGTCATGGCAACCTTAACTTGATTCTTCGCAGACGCAACATCTGTATGTCCATCTTCTTGAATATCTTCATTCTGTCTTTTTAGAACTGCTGCAACCTGTGGATGATCAGACAATCCCTTTTTAATCTTTTCAATTGCATTAACAGCACCTGTCATATTACCACCAGCATATCTTTTATCTGATGCAATACCAATTGCCATTTTAATTTGTTTAGGTGAATATCCCTCTCTAATGTTATAAAGGATTTCACTCATTGTTGTTGAGTATCTAGTCATTTTACTTTTCCCAAATTTTAAGTTTTAGAGTTCCGTTCCCTTTAATGAGTCGGTGATATTCCTCTTTGTTAATATAATACAATTTCCCTACCTTTAATTGTTCAGGCAGTTTATTATCCATTTGTAGATGCCAACCACCACCAGCGATGACAGCAATCTCTCTGTCTTTTTTATCTCTATGCCATATCAGTTCTTCTTCGTTTAGGTTTTTATCGAATGTTCTGATAAAAGCACCATCTTCTAAGAGAGTGTCCTTATATGGGTTTACCATTACAAGCCCTTTCGTGTTTTCTCTAGAGATTTACCAATAGAAGTTACCAGTAAAAATTTCCACCCCCACTCAAACCAAGTTGTTTGGCATATCTTGGAAGATTACAACTCCAATATCCAGCCTTAGTTCTGTCTTTTTGTTGGTCACAGTTGTGACGAGCTGCAAATGATTTTCTTGCTTCTTTGTCATCCAACTTAACCTTTAGTCCACTTGTGTCACCAAATGTGACTTTCTTGACATTACCTGTTGATGGGTCTTTGACATACACATAGTATTTCTTAGGCCCGCCGACTTTTGGTTTGTTTAGTTCTACGTCTTTTTCTTCAAACATCATAGGGCAGTCCAATGGAACATGTTCCCCCTGATACATATCATACTTTCCAAGATCACCTTCCATAAGTTCTTTGTCAAACCCTACTGGATTATAAACACCAACTTTATAGGCATCTCTCTTTTCTTGGAAAAACTCATAATACTTTTCTGAACCCACACGATAAACATTAGATTCAATAAGACTTGAAGTCTCGCACTCATTACAACAGTCTGGTGTTCCACAATTCAAATGTTCTTTGAATGAGAACTTCTTTACTTCTTGTCCTGGCGTCATCTGTTGAGTTACCTCTCTTCTTGCATCTGTTCCGATTTCACGAGGATCTTCTTTCTCTTCGGATTTACCTTTGTGTTGTTTCCACAAATCTGCATCAGCAGTTGTTCGTGTCTTACCGCCTGTGATAAAAGAATTGACTCTTGCATGACCCCACTGCTCAGGCGTAGTGCCTGGCCTGTGTCCTGTTCTCCATGCGGCAACACCTCTTTTATAAACTTGTTTAAGAATAGATACCGATATACCAGACGCTTCTGATTTCTTTGCAAGAGACTTATCTGCGGCAGCTTCTTCAACTGTCTCCTTATACAAGTCTGGGAACATCTTCTTCATCTTGTTTGTAGACTTAGATGGTTTAGTCTTTGCAGTTGCATCGCCTGGCGCTGGTTTGTATGCAGAAGGATCATCATCATCCTTCTCTTTACCTTTATTAAAGTGTGCATCTCTTTTGTCTTTTGTAGACTTGGACATTGCATCACCTTCAGCGTCCTTTGCAAAATACTTTGCTGGTTGTGTTCCCTTTTTATCTTTAATATCTTTGTCTTGTTTTTCGTCAACTGGAACACAATTAGGAACTTGTTTACCGTTCTTTGTTTTCATACCAACTTGTTTGAAACCAGCCCAGCAATCTTCTGCAAGTTCTAGTTCATACAACCATCTCTTATGAGTAGTTCCATCATCTTCTGCAAAGGTAACATAGTTAGTTCCTCTGCGAATAATCTTTCCATGCACACCTGTATATGAATCAGAAACCTCTTCACCAATTGTAAAGATTTTACCTTCAACATACAAGTCACGAATTACATCTTCTTCTGTTTGTTCTACTTGATGAACAATAAAGGATTCACGAATACCCATATGCTTTCTTACATCTGCAAACAACTTTTTACCATCAGCAAATCCTTTTGGTAGTCCAAGCTGGAACTGATCAAAATCATTTGCAGAAGCAGCTGCTCTCATCTTTGATGCAGACATTCCTGTAACACCTTCTGCATCTGGATCACGCTCACCAGCAGAGACTACTTCGATGTTGTCAAAACCATAGTATCCATGTCTTGCTTCAACACCGTTATACTTGTTCAATAGA